AATTAGAAGCAAATGGTGTTCCTATCCATTCCTCTAAAACCTTCCCAAATCCCGCTAAATTATCTGGATTGTCAAAATAAAACCTATTCATATCAACGACCTCGTTGCTGGATTATCCGATGGAATATAAGGGAAACCAAGAAAGTTATCTACATTATCAAACTTGGTTTTACAAGTTCCTATGGTCTTATCACACCCTTGATAAACCTTACATGTTTGACCTTGTACAGAAGCACTAAATTTATATCGCAATTCGCAAGTTTTATTAGAATGACTGACAATCATCCGCCGTTCACTCTCAGCTTGATTCTTTATATAACCAAGTGTAAATATTCCATTATAAGCTCCCCAACCACTTAATTCTAAAGTCCTTCCATCTGCGGCTACTGAATTTACAGTATAGGAATCATAATAGGAAGCCATGTTTATTCCACAACCCTCATCTCCAAGAGAATGATTACACATCCTTTGGTATCTAAACACACAAGCAGGTCGGTTAAGAAATCTCTCAAATCCAACCACCTTTGCTTGAGCTGCTATCCCTTTCATTGTTACAGTTGAAATTTGTCCCACAAAAACAACATCAGCCTCCGTATTGAAATCTCTCTTCTGGATGCAAATAATCCAAAGTAATTGTCAATTCACTAACTTCAAAATCTGTATTATATTCAAGCTGTGTGCGAGATAAAGGAGCCGGATCCCACGTATCCCCTCCATAAGTGATAGCTACATCCCCACTTGTATATCGAGAGTCAATGGTATTATTATCATAAAAATGATAAAGCTCCACAGGCTTGCGTTTTATTGCTTCTTCTTTACCTGTATATTCATTTGATAATTCTTTCATAATTACTATTCCACTTTAAGGTGGTGCTGTTGATGATGTTGTAGTTGTTGTCCAAAATACAAGAGTGTCCCCATCAAAAGTTACTTCCTCCCCATCGAATGTCACCCTTGTGGGGTGAGGGGAAGTGGAAGAGGTAGATGCTGTAGAGCTGGTTGTAGATATCGTTGAACTGGTTGAACTGGTTGTAGTGGTTATTGAGGTTGAAGAACTGGTTGTAGATGCTGTGGAACTGGTTGAGGATGAAGATGTTGTGGTCATTGTAGAGGTAGTAGTTGTTGAGTTGGTTGTCTGTCCTGTAACCGTAGTCGAAGTGGTACTTGTAGAAGTTGTAGAGGTAGTGGAATATTCGTGAGGTAGCTCCACAAACGATATTGATACCTTGGCGACAGATGGTGTTATATATTTCCATTCTATCTCATCCTGATTAAAACGACCAGCATATAAAAAACTGATAAACTTGACCCGTGATCTTGAAATGTCTTTTCCAAGAACTGCATCGATATATATTGAATCTGTATCATACCCCGTTACTCGTCTTGTATACCATTCTGACTCACTCACAAATATAAATATATTTCTTCCAGTTCTATCTGAAGTTGGATAATATGTACTAAAATCCTCCGTTGTTTTGACATCAAGTATAGTACTACTTCCAGATATATCACCAGTTAAAGAGAAATCCTCAATCCAAGATGGGAACCAAATATTTCCCCACCTGCCCAAATTAGTATCAAATAAATCATTTAGATCATCAATATCCTCCAAAGACTTCAGTATGTAATCAAAATCAGACCTCTCCCTTGATTGATCAAAATTTGTGCTGGAAAACGTATAACCAAAATCTCTTGCAATAGCCTCTGTGTCAATCTGCAAACCAACATTAGGCATGTTGCTAAACTGAGGCATTAAATGGAATACTGTCTTTCCCCTATATGTGGAAAAGTTTATCAATACGAGTCCCCTCGATATTCCTCAATAAATTCCACTCTCATTGATAAAATCTTTGGAACTTTCGCTTTAATCTCAGCAGCATTTCCTATAGAACACCTCATACTTGGGTATACTTTGGATCCTTTAGGCCAAGCATTACTCAAACCAGATGTAAGAGTTATTGAATCACCCCCATAAGTTGAAAGAGTACCAACCTCATATGTATTATAATTAGTCATTATAATGATCTCTGGAGAAACACCTTCATCCAGTTTTCTATTTGCTGTTGTCTCCACATTCAGAACAGAACCTGTTACATAATTAGATGAAAGAACCATCTCATATGGTCGAATGGGAACTCCCCATATTTTATGCAAGAAACGAAATAGGATCTTCTTTAAATGGTATGTTTCCTCTTGGGTTCTGGTTACTACTTCCCACTCTATCGCTCGGCGTATGTAATAATTCAAAGAAGACCGTTGCTCAGTATTTATAATGGATTGCATTATCGTAGTTTTCCACCTACGTCTATATGACAAACCTGATGACCACTGAACACCATGTAAAAAGTATATAGAGGGTGCTTCTAAATTCATCGCATTATCCTCTTAATTGTACCTTTACTTCTACCAATAACATTTAGAACAGCATTCTTTCCTTTTGCAGAAGCCATGTAACTATCAAGCATAGAAGGATCCATGATATTAACTATAGAAATATCATTACTTCCCATAGCTGCCATTTGTTCTTCTGTAAAAACACCTTCACCTTTCTTCAATATAGTTGGAACTTCATTAGAAGCTAAACCCCCACTATGTAATTTAGGAGCATTCAAGAAAGCATTAGGATTAGTAATTCTTACTGGTGCTGGAGACAATCCAACAATACCACCTGAATGTTGGAGAGGAATAGTTGTCGTCATTGGTGTTGCCCCACCTCCTCCTCCGCCTCCTCCTCCCCCAGTACCTGCAACTGATGACATAAACCCTAAAGCCTTCAATATAGCCCATTTAATAATAATTTCACTTATCCATTTAAGAATGGATCTGGCATAATCCTGAAAAGCCTCTTCTGCTGATTTGGTTCCATCTACCACATTAAATAATTCATCGGTAATCCCAGAAGCTATCTGCTCATTAACATCAGTTCCTATATCCTGCCATAATTGTCCCCAACTTTTAATATCCTCATTGGACCTTTCTATACCGTGTTTAAAATTCTCTAACCAATTTCCTGTAGCCGCTGTCATTTTATCCAGATATTCATCATAAGAAATAACATTGGCTTCATAGGATTTTTCTAATATATATACCCATTCCTTACTTTTCTGATCTGTGTCCCTTAACTTCCTTCTCCAGTATATTTGGTCTGATTTAATTGTTTCTTTCTTGTGTTTTTCAGTAGATTTAGTTACCTTCTCCTCAGAACCGGCAATTAAATTAGCTCTTGCCAACTCTGCTACCTGTAGAATTTCATGACCCTCTGTATAAATTAATTTTAAACCAGCAATATATGTATCAGAAAGGGCTAATAACCCTTCATATAATTCTTTATCATTTTGTAATCGATTAGCTGTAATATCCGTTAAGAGTTTGGAATCTTCTCCAGCTTCTCTCGACTTTACTGCCATTTTTGCTCTTTCTTGAGCATGAAGCAATTTAAGGATAAGCTCATCCTTCTTCATTTGTATTTTAAGTAAAACAGCTTGATGGTGTTCTTCTTCCTCTTCTTCTAAAGAAATTCTAAGTGCTTTGGCTTCAGCTAACAATCCCTCATTTTCTTTAACCTCTTTAATAATTTTATCATAGAAAGACTTAATATCCAAAACTCTCTTTTCATGAGCGGCTTCTTCTTTAAGTACAGCATCCTCTCTATAGCTAGCAATCATGCTCCAATACTTTCGTTCTGCGGCACTCCACGCCTCAGAGGAAACTTGGCTTCTTATCTTATTTACAGTCTCCTCATCTTTTCTGATTTTCTTTAAAAGTTTGTCAAGTCTTTCTTGGGCGATACCACTAGCCCGTAAAAAACCAAATATAGTATCTAATCTTAACCTGGCAGAGTGTTCTGTTTCTTTGCCAAGATTTATCATTTCCGCCATTTCTTTTACTAATATATCCATAAACCTATTAATATGGACAACCGCTTCCTGTGTATCCTTTGGTAACCGTTTAAAAAAGGAAGTATCGTCAAGAGCTTTCTGAAAACCTTCCCATACATTATAACCTTGTTGATTTACTGCCTCTAAGTTTTTAGCAAATTCATTTATATCCCTTGTTATATCAGCCCATCTTGCTCTAGCTTGTATAACTTGTAATTCCTTTACAACTTCAATTGTATCCTCATAAGACTCTTTCACATCATTTATGGTACGTTCCAACTCAGGATGATCAAGAATAAGCCTTTCTAAAATAGCTTGGTATTCTCTACTTTCAGTAATCACCCCTTTAGTTGTATCCTTCAAGTCAATAAGTCGTTGATGTACTCCTCCTAATTTATTAAACAACTCAGAGTGGGACCGAGCTTGTTTCCGCAACTCAGCTTCATTTTCTTTAGTAGCAGTTGTATATCTAGTCCATGCATAATAAAGGCCACCTACAACCAAAGCTATTGCAGTCAATACACCTGTAAATGTACTGAAAAAAGCCAAGGTAGTAAGTAAAGCAGCCTTTACCGCAAGTAAAGCCCTACCAAGTAAAGTAGCTTGTAAAGTCAAAGCGGCAAAACCCGTTGTCATGCCCCTACTTACTAATATAAGAGCAAGCATTGATCCTTGTAAACTACCTATAATCTTTATAGTTCCGAAAACAATAACTGAGAATTTTATCATGTTCGCGGTTAATTTACCCCATGTTCTAATAAAATTCTCAACACCTGAAGCAAGGGCCCTTAATGCATCAATAACCGTCCTAAGAATTTCTGTAATTCCAGCATCCCCTAAAGCAAGTGCAATATTTCCTAATCTATCAAGTAGATTCTTAAATTTAACGGCAAGCCCTTCTTGCTGTATTGCTGCCATTCTATAAGCAGCACCTACATCATAAACCTTATCAATCATGTCTTCCCATTCACCTGATTTGATAGCTTTGATAATGACAGCGGCAGCTTGGGCACCTCTAAGACCAAATAACTCATAGGCCTTAGTCATGTTTACAACCTTCTTTTGGTTATCCCAAATTAAAGGTGCAAGATTTTTCAATGAAGTTTCATATCCAACAAGTCTTGGATTTACTTTTTCTAAAGCAATCCCATGTCTTTCAAAGGCTTCCCGTAATTTAGCACTCGGGGCAAGTAATCGGGCTAAGACTTGACGCATTCCAGTACCAATGGTAGAAGCTCTAAGTCCATTATTTGCCAGAACCATCATAGTTGCAGCCGTCTGTTCTAATGAAAGACCTGTTTGAGCGGCGGCTGCACCAACATAGTTAAATGCTGTCCTAAGTTTTTCTACGGTGAGTTTTGATCTGTTGATAGCTGATGCCATTACATCAACTACCCTACCTGATTCAGAAGCATCAATTACAAATGCTCGAAGTGTTGTGGTGAGAAGGTCAGTTGTCATACTCATAGCAGACAACGTACCAGTTGCAAGAGTTGTTGCCGCTTTAATTGAACTCATTACCTCAGCAGCACTAAAACCAGCTTGACCTAAGAGAACCATGCCTTCCCCAACTTCACGGGCGGAGAATTTAGTTTCTCTCGCCAACTCCCGCATGACATCTCCCATATTCAGTATTTCTGCATCTGTGGCTATAGTAATGGCTTGAAGGTTCTTTAATGCCTGATCATAATCCATTATCTCCTTAACACCTTCTCTCAAAGCAGCCGTAACGGCATAAATAGCAGAGGCAGCAAGACCATAAGAAACTGTAACTTTCATGGCGGATTTGACACGGTTCCAAGCTCCTGATACTCTACCAAGTTGCTTGGTTAAATCGTTTTGTGTCTTGGATAATTTCTTTGTAGCAGAGTTTACTTTATTCATACCCGCCGCAAAACGATTTAAAGAGGTCTGGGCTTTATTTAAAGCTTTACCAATCTTCTTGTCCATAGTTTTAAGGGCCTGACTCATATCCCCTGTAAACCAGATTCCTAATGTTAGATTTTTATCTGCTTTACCTATTGCCATTTTATATCATCCCTGTTTTTTGTCCAGCCCATGATTTATGATTACCTAACATCTTATTTGTGTAATCTTTCTTTTCCTCTTTAGACAAGCTTTTATAATCTTTTGGATCCCCGAATTTGAAAGAACTTACCTTACCGTCTTTTTTCTTCAATTTATACCCATGTATTACTGCTTCAAACTCCGTTCTAACTGCTTCCCGTTTCTGAGTGAGTTGAAGAAGAGCATTTACTTGGGTTCGGGTGACACCTCCTTCTCTGAATCGTTTTTGGTAGAAGTGTTCAAGTCGATATCCTGAATATCGTTCACAGACAATGGAGACTGCCTCTCCGGTTGAAATAAAAGCATCATCTTTTCGGAGAGGCTTCTTGCGTTTTTTGATAGGTTTCCAAAATTAACATCGAAGATCAATTCAGCAAGTATTATTGCTTGTTCATTAGTCACTTCTTCCAGTTTTACATCATCTGTTACAAATTCAATAAGGAGTGGAATATTCTTTTCAATGATGTCAGCAATAAGAGGAAAGGCGATAAGTTTATTATCTACCTCACCACTAACTTTAGACCACTTCTGAAGGGATTCCCCTACAATATTCAAAAACTTTAACTCATCCCCAAGGGACAGTGGATATATATCCACTTCCCTCAAACTACGAACACCAAATTGCATCTTCGTAATCTGAGGGTTGATGTTTTTATCAATATCTTCCGGCATTGTCTTTTCTCCATTTATTATGAAGTTGTAGTTGTTGTAGTCGAAGTAGTGGTTAAGGTACCATCATCCCAGACAATACGTCCAAGAGGATAAGTGTCCCAAATCCCAGCACCAGTAACTGTTTGTCCTGATGCATTTACCCAAGACGACAGGGAATCTGCTCTCTTTGCCTCAAATACAATTGCTACACCTGCTGCCTCTTCTTGGGCAAATGGAATCTCATAAGAAGCAACCACTTGGGCTCTTGGAAATACAATAGTCATTGTGTTCGTTCCATCCGGGTAAGTATAAACAGCTTCTACTCTCACGGAAAGAGGAGCATTAAGACCACCAAGACCAATAGAACCAAGATGGGCGGATGCATAACCACCATCTGTTGGATCAAGCCCTCTTGCAAGCGCAAAGTTGTAGGGAGTGATTTCCTTGAATGCACATTCGATGCCTGCACTTTCCCTCAGTGGGAAGACGGCGTCTTCGAGCATAGGATAACCAGACTCCAGTTTAAAGAAATCTGCACCACCATTGAACTTTGTATCTGACAAAGCTCCAATGGAAAGTGAAGAGGAAAGGATTGGAGCAATCTGCCCGATATAGGTTTCACAACTACCTACTCGAATCTGAGCCAATCCTAACGCAACGGTTGTTGAATCTTTTGTCAATGGACCTGTTCTTGCCATACTTTCACCTCCTTGAATTATTGTTAAAGTTGCCGGGTGTCTCCGCCTTTTCTACAGACGGAAAGAAATTAAAGACATTCCAATATCCACAGTCTTTTCTAAAACAACGTATCTTTACTGAACCAAACACATACATCAGAACTGGATTCCACTTCTGTGATTCCCCATTATCTGATTTGAATATTTTCTTCTTTCCAAACTTAAATCTCCAAATACCATTTGGTAGTCTTTCAATAAGAGGACGTTTGCATTGTTCACATTTATATAAAACACCTTTTGTATCAGTCATATTTTACTCGCAAACCTCAAAACAACTGAGATTATTTTATACTTAGTTCCATCCTCTGCTAACATTTGAGGAGATTCATATATACCTTGAACTACAATTCCACCTATTACAGTCCAATCTTGATCAGAATAACTCCGATAAAAAGTGATTCGTTTAGTACTATCACCACCTGTTGATACAGTTAAATACCCCATTACAGTATCAGACAATTGAGCAAGACGAAATCCTTCATTATCTTTTCTGGTACAGCAAACTATATCAATAGTACCAGTTGATAGATCATCCCTATGTAAATCACCAAAATTAACTATCACCCATCTATCAATAGTTTTATTACTGAGATAAGGTGTTGCTAAAGAAGTATCAAAAGAAAGGTTCAATCCTTCAACAGTAACAAGACTGTCCACAAAATGCTTCTTTATACTATCTCTGAAATTAGATTCTCTGGCCGTCGGGTCCAGTGCCATTTTCTATATCCTCAGTAATTTGGTCTAATTGACGGAAGAATTTATTTTCCACATACTCTTTCGCTTGTACCATTTCGGGTTCTTTTACTGAATCAAACTCCATTGTGCAATGATTTAGATACTCCAAGATCCTCGTTATATCTTTAACAGAAAACCCAAGTCTAATATATATGTCTCTGGCTTCAATGCTGATTACATCCATTATGCCCACTTCCTGGCTATCTTTTTAAGGCTGACTACACCTTGTTTCTGTAATGGACCTTTTTCATATTGTTTCTTAGTTGGTCGAAATACAGGTCTTGCAGGATGATTCCCTGCTTTCCCATACCTTCCACCATATTCTAAAACATTTGCATACAAGCTAATTCGGACTCGTCTACCATCTCCGTAATATGACTTACCACCTGAATCATATGCATTACTTCCAATACCTGCCATGAATACATTAGGTTGCATTCTATGTGAACGGATAGCTTGAATAAGCTCACCCGATAATTTCCAGAATATTAATGGGTATCCTTGCTCTATTTTCCACTTCCGATACCTCTTACTATAAGAGGCATAGGGCAAGAATGCTTGCTTATTTATGTTCCCACGTAACAACTGTACTGCTTCATACGAACATCTGCGTGGGCAGCTACGAGTCTCAAATAAAGCTTGCTGAACCACACGTTTCAGAGCGTACAGTATCTTACTTTTATCTCTCGGATTAAACATTATCTTTATCATGTCGTTTCTTCCGCTAAGATATTCGATTTAACCATACACTTGACACAGATAAACATCTTATCTGATAAACCAGATTCAGAACTCCTGCGTAAAACTTTAAAAGATGTTTTACCAGGTTTTATCTCTTTGTGGCACTTTTCACAAATAAGTTTCATTTTATGTCGTTGTTGTTGTGGTCGATGAGGTAGTGGTTGTAGTTGTTACAGGATAACGAGTATCCTCAGACAACTCTACAACATCTATTCCATCGTAACGGCGGGGTTTTATACTGTCTACTTTATAAAACTCTTGGTGGGATACTCTTACTTGATCTTGAACTCGAATTCCAACAGAAGTGGGAATGTACATTTCATGGACTTCAAGAGACATCTGACCTATTGGTTCATCAATATCTAGCTCATGACCATACAGTGGTGTAGTGATGAGAATATTAACTTGGCGTTTAACATACTCCCAAACTGTAGCACTATGATATGTTTGAACTGGTCGAGTCGAACTTGTAGGTCGAAGAATATCTGCTACTATATTGGTTTTGTAGAAAACTGAGTCATACTTATAAGTCTCATTTTCTAATATAGCTGGTGATTTGTTTATCAAAAGAAACTTATCACCAGAAGTATTAAACTCAATTACATCACCAATGACTGCCGCGGTGTCGTAAGATAATACACCTTCTAAAAAGAATTCCCTGATAAAAGGTTTCGTCACCTGGGCATTTGACGCATACATAGTGTATTCGCCAGTTATATTCCCACCATCTCGTATGATGGTGATAGCACTTCCGACCTCTGCAAGAACTTCTTTAATATCAGGTCCAATGCTCATTTAATCATTCTCTGTCGGAGTAAAAACTACCTCATTCTCGTTAATGTAAGTAGTATCTCTACCTAACCCGTCATTACTAAAACCCGCATCGATTTTAGTTCCGAACATCTTAAAAGCATCAACCCCAGAAAATATATCTGGGCGATCCTCTTGTATAGCTATAAATTCCTTATCCATTGTTGCGACAAGGATTTTGAAGTGTTCAAATTTATGTTGAAGGTTTATATTATCGACTTTGAACTTAGCGGCAGATTCGGACAGAAGATAAAAGAATATATGCCTTTTAGCTCGCTCTTTCATCCAGTGATCTTTAAAAGTAGTATCAGTAGGAAAGCTCCAACCTGTCTCAGAACTTGCTTGGTTACAGGCATTTAAATAATCCTGTTCAACCAATTTAGTAGACAGACCTTTAACTTCTTGCGCCAACTTTACTTTTAATTCCGTTAAAGTCACTCTGTAACCTCATATCAAAATCGAATGCGTTTATTACCTATTGGTTCTTTTTTAACCAATGGTTTGGTCTTCGTAAAAGAAGCATTAGAGGACATACTATTTGAGATAGAAGTGGACTCAACTCCACTTGCAACTCTAATGATGGTTGGTTTTGGTTTCTCCTCTTTAAGAACCACTACCCATCCTCTTTGAATTTCACTAAGAAGATCACCTGGCACGGGGGGACCAACTATTTCCCCATCGTGCCAGATGTTATCTCCAGCTTTCAATGTACGAAGAACTTTGACCTGTGAAATCATCGTTCCCCTCCACATTAACTTGTGGTTGTTGTTGAACTACTTGAAGTAGTCGTGGTCGAAGTTACTGCATCAGCAGTTACCGACTGAACATCAATCGTGTAAATTGCATCCCGATGATACAGAACCGGCAGACCCTTATCCTGCACTCTGATAAACACCCCATCAGGATCCCACTTCTCGTTGCGATCCGTAAAGGTACCATAATTACGACCAAGGCCGAAAGGAGCCGCTTTATACTCAGCGATAGGCTCTCCATCTACTCTGGTTGACATCATAGCAAATTTGTCATCAGGTACATAGTACTTTTTCATGGTTACTTTATCTTCCACAGCTTTGTAAGAAGATGTAGCACCATGGGCCAACTGAATCTTGCCATTGTAAATATCGACAGAGTTAATACGAATGTCCTCAAAGGACCCAGTACTAACATCATGCAGACGGGCTTTTTCACCGGCAACGAAGTCAGAAACATCGTCCAGTTCGATCCAGGTTGTCTGCCCAGCAGTAATGGCTGTCAGCAATGTAGCTTCAATCTCGAACATCTCATCGTAAACGACAAAATTCTTGATGTCCAGGAGAGAACCAATCACGGACGGATTGACACCAATGATGTCATGAAGATTACCACCGTAGAGGCTACCATCTCCAAAAGCATTCTTCTGGAGAATCCCACGAATAGCGGTGTCATTGGCAAGATACTTCAGGACGTTGCTGTTACAAATAGCCAAGTCCACTTTCCCGCCACATTCTTCTTTGATCTTACGTTTGCCATCCTGGATGTCTTTCAGGATGTTCTTCGTGCTACCCGCATCCCACATATAGTTTGTGGTAAGGGTAACCTGGTTGTCAGATGGAATATCGTAATCAACAGAAATGTTTATTCCACCCTTTGCTTTGTAAGTAAAGGTACCATCGAACAGCATCTTCGTGAACATCCACTCTTTCCTACGGTTAGAGCGATTGATGATCTGAAACAGTTCTTTGGTCATCCTTGTTTTTGCATCCATGTAACCTTCTCTGGTTCCTTCTTGACGAATGTTATTCAAGAATTCCTCATCGAAGTACATTTTCTCCTTCCAATAGGCGGCTTTAGCCTGGTGCTCGGCGAGCCCATGCGGTGCCGTCCTTGGGGCAGGAGAGCCGGGTGCCACAAACGGGGTCATACCACGACCTCCGCGCATCGACTCCCACTCTATCTTATCGGATGCAGCATTTGACGATCCAAACAAGTTGACGAACATCAAGTCCGGTGCTTGCATGAATGTGGTTATCAGTTTTTCCAACACAGATAACCTTAATTCCGGAATATCAGCTATACCTCTTGGCATACTCTCTCACCTCCCCTCTATCGGATATAAGTAAACCGACCAAACGAACCAGCCGAAACATCTGTAATCGCTGCGGCATCAAAATTGGTCAGGGCCCCTGTGTAAAGAACACAGTTACCTAGTATAAGTTCCGCATCTGCACCCTGAGCATGTTCACCGATACCGGTGTCAATGGATTTCATCAGGATACCTACACAGTCGGAAAAATTGTTAGAATTAGCGGCAGCCCCCTGGACAATAAGATACGCATCTCTGGCAGGTGTGTATGCTGTTCCACCAATAGCCGCAGTAAAGGTAATCTTTGCACGATGGCGCTCGGAAGCCCTATCAATTGCTGTGATTACACCTTTATCTTCTACCGCTGTAGTGTTGTCGTTAAGACAAACATCATCACCAACCTGAAATTTGTAACTGTCGTCCATGGTAACATAAACATATTTGTCAGTGGTACCACTACTGGCAACCAAATATGCTCTGGCCGGATCAACCTCCGCCCCCGTAAAAGTCGTTGGGGCATATGGAAGCATAAGATCCTTGCCACCTGTAGTCAGATTCGACTTATTCAAGGCAACAGCCGTTCCCATTTTCAAAATACCATACCCTGCTTGGAAAGAAACAGGAACGGTCAGAGCAGCTTCTTCATTTGAATAAAAAAGCGCCTTGAAGTTATCCTGCTGTCCGTACAGTATATGGGGAGTATCTCCATAATTAGGCATAAAATTTCACCTCCCTTCAAAGTATTTAAGTAGTTTTAACACCAACTAAACTCGCCATGTCCTCTGCAAGTTTTGTGTCTTCCTCATCAGACGGACCAGACTCATTGGTGGTTTCGGTTTTTGACGTTTTGCCAAATCCGAGGACTGATGGAGCGGGCATTTTACTTTCCCAATCCTTAATTTCAGTATCGATAGCCTCAGAAAAAGCAGTGATATCCAAAACATCATCCTTCACAAACTTGGAGTGTTTGACCATGTTACGACACTTTTCGAACATGCTTTCCGGAACAGCACTTTCGGAAAGTTTATTCGTCCAGAGACTGTCTGCCTTATTGATCAATTCATTCTCTGTACGAATGGTGTCTTTTTTCTCCAAACCGGCCAGACGAGACTCTTGAGCCTCGATGGTGGAATCCTTGGCGGTCAACTTAGCCTCAAGATCAGTTTTCTCGGCATCAAATTTGACAGTCAAAGTATCCGTAACAGAAGTGGTAACCTCTTCTGTAAGGGCCGTTACCAGGTCAGGATGTTTTTCATGCAGTTCTGCTAAGTCCATTAATTTCACCTCCTCCTCATTGATTATTTTTAACACGGTTTGTTTACCTTCTTCTGTTGCAAGTCCCTCCTCCCCGATGATGGTTTCGATGACATCGACTTGTTCCATTACGGTTCTGGAGAAAGCGGACGCTTGTGTTCTCGAATCCCAGCCAAACACACATACACTGGCCTCTCGAAACTCACATTTCCTCCAAATTGACGCCGGTCCTTTGACCGACATGCCATTAACTTCTGCACTTTCCCCCTTCATCACACGTTCAACGGAAGAAGGTTTAGCATATATGCTCGCCTGATACGGAAACCCCTTCTGGGAATTCGTCTGAAATTCCTGGCTCGCTTCCGAATCCAAGAACTGTGTTGTATCAGGGTTGATAGACAAAGAGTTGTCAGCAATAACTGGTTTGCCCGTGAAAGCTACCTTTCTACTTGTATCATGATCCTCTAAGATGGGGAACTTTGAAGCAGGGAAAGACATTCCTTTTAGATCAATGGCTAAATCATCCCAATACCAATGATCTTTAATGATACCACCTGAATATGCTACCATCTTCATCTTAGGTGGTTTATCCCCATCAGTAACAGCAAGAGCAAAACATCCTTCTCCATTCTCTACAAGTCTCATTGCTCCTTTCGGTAACTCTTTCATCTCCTCATCCTCTCGTTAAAGGTTAATTTTTAGGTTCATGCATGTAATAATCTAATATAATGGACAGAGCATTGTCATCTGCTCTGGAAGTTACTCTTATTAAATAAGTCATATTTCGAGACAATATAAATTCTCCCCTGCTACCTCCGGATCCCCCAACATCTGCTTTTCCACTAACAGAAGCTGAACCTATATATCGGGTAATGGCAGGATTTCCTGCTTGGGATCCTCCTGGAGTATGACAAATAGTCAACCCACTTGTGTTTACTGAATCATGATCCCTGTTCATAGGATTAATAATATTATTGGCAACATGAGTCATGGTGGTATTCTTCCATAACGCAACAGTGGCAGCTATAGCCGAATCTATGATGATAGTCATATGGGCTCGTTCTGCAACATCTGGCGTCTGTATTCTAACTTCAGCATCATCCGTATTACCAGCTAACTCACTATGAACAACATAATAAGCATTTTCGTCATGAGCTTCATGATGTTCATTAGAAACAGATATAATGGCACCAGTATTCCGATCTATATAAATAGCTCGGAGTTCGTCATCACCCACTCTTCCTTTTATTACAACGGGTTGATCCATTATTTACTACCTTGTTTCGGTTTCGGCGTTGGTTTCTCTTTCTTAGCTGGTACTTTAGTAGGTTCACCCTCTACTTTCTCTTGAAAACCCTCAGCATCAACACCTGTTTCATAAGCAAGTTCTGGGTACTTCTCGTCCTCAGTTGCTTTATCAAGTCTCATACGACCATAACCAGAAGTGCCCATTTTATTCGCTACTTCTGAATTAGACATACCTAACTGCTCTGCAACAGGTCCATGTTTGACACCGAGTAAAGCCCTTGCCCTTGCTTCAAAATCAATTGTCTCAGATACTGGATAAGATATATCGATAAGTTCCTCAGGTCGATATTTGACCTTCTTCATTACAGGGTCTTTCTTATCGTCAAAATCAACGGCTTCATTTATACTGAAATGAGACTTAAATTTACCAATTGCAGATTTAAGAAAGAACACAGAAGCCCAGAAGTCATATTTCAACCATTTATCAAAAGCTGAAACTTCATCTGATATTCTGTCGGACATTGGGCCTCTTGTTGCTTTAACAGATGAGAAGTTACCTCTGGAAGACGAACCAGTCATAACATCTTCTGCTTCATTCAGCCCAGCTCCTACCATCTCTCGTATATCTATATCTTCCCCTGTGATAGTTGGAAGCTTAGGATTTACACAGTCTATAGTCATACCTGGGGGAAGTACAAGAGTTGAACCTGGGGTCTTTTTAGCCATGATACCTGTTTTCTTGCGATCTTCATCACTCAAACCAAGCCATAGCTTAAAGTCACGGGGATTGTCAATTGTCATTATCCAGAGATACGATCCGGATGATTTCTTGTGGTCAATTTCGTATTTCTTGAGATTTTCGTAGTGGTTGATCCATTCAATGACTGTTCTGATGTAAGATACCGATCTGCGAGTAACCAAACCCCGATTCCAGTTAACCATAAAACGGGTGTAACCACCTATATTTTTGTAGATTTTACGCCTGGATCGTACATTTTGTTGGTATTTTCGCTTATAATCTTTATGTTTCTTGGCCACATTGATCAAATCAGGGTATTTTGCAACATAAATTGATGGAATCTGGTCTGTAATCTCATCGGAACCACCACTTTTTGAAAATACATCACCTGAAATGTTATAGAACAAAGGAAACTCTGCTTTATTCGGGTGAAATATAATTCCAGTGTCATCATCTCCACCTTTGTGAATCAGACCAGGATCCATAAAATCAACTTCGATAAATCCGTCTTCGTGAACAGATAGAACCAGAAAAAGCTCACCTTCTAAGTAAGCTCTTGTG